AAACAAAGTTTTAATAACAGGAGTAGGTGAAAATAGTATAGGCTTAGTCTCTACCTCCTTAACATACTCATTATCGAAGATTACCTCAGCTTGTCCATAGATATCACTAGTAGCATTTGTATAAGTTGTATTAGGCCCATCCTTATCAGCAGCATAAGTGAGTATCACTTTCTTTGCTGTTAGCTCAGGTAAAAATGATAGCTCCTGTTCGTCATCCTTAGCAAGCTTATCAGTCCAGTCTACCTCAGCCCCACTATCATAGAAGTCATCTCTATTCTGCAGTAGCAGTTTGTTTGGCTGAATGCTATCTACCTGAGCATAGATGTTATACATATTAAATATGCCCTTAATGAAATCTGACTGCTTAATCTTTTTAGGCACATAGTCATTTACATCTAATGTACCACCTATAGCATACACTGTGCTGTTAGGTACAATGCTTATTTGTATGTTTGTTATGACAGCCTGTATTCTTATTTGATTAAGAGTTGAAACAGGGCCCGTTACTGAACCTCTTCTCCAAGTTCTAAATGTGTTTGCATTATTAATTAATATATTCTGCTGCTGTACGTTTATACCCAATGTGCCTGATGAAAACTGATTAAGCAATTGATAAGAAAGTGGTATAGTAAGCTGAACAGTTTGTGTTAATATATTAGTCGTACTACTTGGAGGTAAAGTTAAAGGGCATTGCCGAGCATGAGTAGCGTATGTACTATTTGCAGGTATAGCAGTATTTGTATAAAGGAAGGCAGGTATTAAGGGTTGAGTGCCTGCACTTACTGCTAGATAGGGTGTATAGAAAACAGGAGCTGCTGTAGTGCCATATCCCCCATAAAAAGTAAAAGCTGTGTTATTAACTATATTCAGCTGATAGCTCATAGTAATACTATAGTCATATTGCTGAGAGTTTAGTGAGCTGACAATAAAAGGTGTGGAATATACACCTGTTGCAGGAGTAAAGATATTCTGAGGGTCTTCAAGTTCAGTCCAATTGACTATGTCAATCTTATTACTTGGAGTAGTGTTATTTAGACCGGCACCTATGTCTGTTCTACCCTGATTAGAATACGTACTAGCAAAAGTAGTAGGTACTGTCTTTTCTGCCTTTACTAAATAATCATTGTAGTCAAAGTTATCTACCCCTCCATTGTATGGGATAATAAGCTTATCAAATCTATCATAAGCAATGGTAGGCCAATCATAAGTGAAACCTGCATCAGCGAAGATCCTATCAAAATAAACCTTAGCAAATATGGCAGGCTTAAATTCTTGAGTGTTATAGATAGCGTCACTCGAGGCAGGTAGGAAATACTTGAAGCCATCTACCACTGTGTTAGGAAATCTATTAACTACATTGAATGCATCATAGGTATGGTTGAAATCTGAGAAGTCTATATCAGTTAATTCCTTATTAGCAATGGCTGTAAAGAAATCTGCCTTTGAGTCTTTGATAAGTACTTCATACTCGACGTGCTCCTCATAGCCATCAGTCATCTGAGCCTTCTTAACCGAGGTGAGCTGAATAGATACATCCTCCATAATTGGTATGCCATCTTGTATTACTGATCCTGTAGTAAGGACATTGATATTGAAAGTGCCTTCTACGATATTAACATCATAGTAATGGTTGAGTAGGTTATTGTTATTCTTAGATCCTGTAAGAGTGATAGTCTTAGAGTAGTTACCTTGTCTCTTAGATATATCCCTGATATCTCCCATCTGAAAATTCAATGGGAAGGCTGTGCCCTCTTTTACATCTAAGTAGCCAGTGGCTAATTGTATCCTTACCATCTTATGAGTTTACTATATTGTTATTCGCTAACTTAACTACTATGCTTTGCTTTATTAAATTCTTATTCCTTTGCTTAAACTCTTCAAAGGTAGATGTAACTATAGTACAGCTCACATACTCTTCACTCTCAGGTAGCTCACAGTCTGCATCATAGTTGCTAATCTTAATGTAAGTATTGGGGGAGCTGATTAACTCAGTGAAGTACATAGCCATTGTTTCATTCATCCAATCGGTATTAAGTGCTATAGTGGTATCAGTGCTTATGTAAGTGTTAGTCATGCCTGTCTCAGTGGTTTCATACAACCACCTATCTATGCCTACTGTCTCAACGTATCCTGGCACATCCTTATTGAATTGTTCTCTAGTCACGTTACCTGTAGTGTATGCTCTACCTGTAAAAGCAAAGCTACCCCATGAGCCCATACGATCTAAGAATAAGATACTGTGCTCTACTGTTCTAACTCTTCTATCTAAGTTTACTTTGTATTGTTTTGAAGAGGGGAAGGCATTCCTATAATATCTTATCTTGTACCATTCAGTTGAAGGCTTAATCATTGGTAAAGCTCCTGAGATAACAGATAGCAAGCCATAGTTGTTAGGACCCATTGAGATACCACTAACATGATCGGCTGCTGTAACAGTCTTTTGAAATATATCACCGTCACTAGTTTCAAACCGCATAGTATCAGGAGGAGTAGTGGAGCCATTGGCCACAGCATTAACCCATAGATCCTGAGATAAGGTAGCATAGAAATTAGAAGGAGGTAGGTTGGTTAAAAATCTATCCTGAAAGTTGTTAAGCATATAATCATTATAGTCATAAGCAGGCCACTCTACCCATCTGATTGCACCGTTGAATACAAAGTTATTAAAGGATGAAATGATATTCCTAGTGATTGTCTTGCGACCATCTGCAAAAGTGATAGCACCATTGATAGTTGCATTTGTTACAGCTGAGAATGGGGAGCTTACTACTATGTACAAAGGGTTAGCTACTAGCACAGTAAAGAGCCCCTCTAAGTTTGGGTTAGCTACACCAAAATCTGCTTGAGTGATATTAATCTGATCTCCTGCCACAAATGTATTAGCTACGTTTATTCTTACACTTCCTGTATATGGAGCTGTAGGCCATACGACAAGTGTATTAATATAGTTAGTAGTAGTCAGATACTCTTCGCCCACCCTTACATCATACTTGTAGTGGCTGTTTACAGCGTTGTATACTGTAGTGTTAGTCAAGTTAAGGTCATAGCTTACCTGAGCCTGTAGAAGCTTCGATAAATCTACCTCACCATACCCTGAGCCATACATAGGCATAACTCTATACTCAGCTATCTTATTAAGCGTACCACTCTCATAGATATCAAAGATATACTTAAACCCTTGTAGGTTTTTGTTTGTGCTATCATAGATAAACTTGATAGGGTTGTATGCAGGCATCAGAGGCTGCGCTATTGCTATTTGATTTATTGGCATACCTATATTATTTTACATTGGTTATTTGTTTTTGAACTCAGCCATAGCCACAGCATAAGCTTGATCTAGTAGCTGAAGGTGCAGCTGCATTCTATCAGGTCTATTGAATACTATCCTCACTTGCTTACCTGTCTTATGGTATATGAAGGCTTGCACCACTTGTATCTTATGTAGTATATCAGAATGCATAGTAGCTGTCATCAGTGTAGTACTCCTGCCTTATGTGAGTAGTGGCATAACGGATGGCATCCATTGCATCATCAAATAATTTGACAGGCTCATCAGTTATGAAGTCACCTATCTTCTTCCACTTATAGTTCTCATACTCCCTCTTAATGGCTTTATCATCTTGGCAAAATACACCGAAGGTCTTAAGGTTATCTATCCCTTTCTTTACCACCTTGTTTGCATTCTGCACATCATACCCTGCTATGTTCATCTCTTGTATTATCTCAGGTCTAGAGTAATCTGCTAAGATGGTTACCGTTTGTTCTATGTTCAGGGTTGCTAGTTTCTCTATCAGCATTGTGGTAGTGAGGTAGCTCTCATATATCACAGGCTCAATGTAGATATCATTATCACAGTAGTACACCCTCATCAAAGCTGTGGGGTGATTGTATCCGAAGTCAAGGCCATATACGTACTTAACAAACTTGCTAGGCCTATGAGCTACAAAGGTCCATTGAGAATAGATGTTACTCTTACTGATAGCCTTCTCACCCAAAGCATAGATCTGATACAGTGCCTCATCTGTTCTAGCTAGATCCTCTATTTGAGCTTTGATACTATCAGGTAGGAAGGGGTTATCTTTGTAGGTAGACTTTATCTTTATGCTCTCATCAGCAGGTAGCTCATACAGCCAT